AAACGGCTAAAGCGCGTGGTTCTGACTACAGCGGCAACCGAAAAACAACGTCCGCCACGGTGGGCGCTCAATGACGCTATCGTTTAAAACATCATGACACCATCTGAACAAGCAAAGAAATACGCTGCTGAGAACGGTTACAACCTGATCAGCAATTACAGCATTCGTCGCATCATGGTCGTCAAGGGCGACCGGAAGATCGGCGAGTACGCTAAATATGATGGCGCTCTGCGTGCGATGCAGGCTGACGTATCGGCAAGCGGCGTGGTCGAGGCTGCGTTATTTCCTGAATTAGCACGGGAACAACGTGATGACGGCGACAACCGGCCACGTTGGCGCGTATGCTGGAAATATCCGCATGGCGAATTTACGCGACATAATTATCATCATAATTACGCGGACGCTGTTAAATATATCCGTCAGGTTTTCAGCGATGCGACGCTGCGCCGCGTAGCTATCGCTTCCGGCGTTAAATATGTCATCGATCGCATGCCTGACTGATACAATACGCCGCCATCCCTTTAGCCCCGCCTTGTGCGGGGTTTTTCTTTGTTGACACTCTGTCTAGCTGTGGTGTATCCTGCGTTCGCAATCAAACAAATGGGGGTTGAAATGATTACTTGTGAGACTTGTTTCACACCGAATGCGCTAGACGCGACGCACTGCATTCTGTGTGCGACGGTGTTGCAGATTCCTGAGGCATGCCCGGTATGTGGCGGCGACTGCGCGAGTGCTAATCCGCCCGTAGTTGACTGCCCGATGCGGCCGACTGCAATCGAAGCACTGAAGCATCATGACTTCGCTGCGGCTATTCTGACCAATACCGAAGCCAGACTAAATGCGGAGATTGAATCCCATCTACGACAACCGTCGCTATTCACTGAACCGAGCGCAACAAATACGTATCCGCCTGCGGGAGTCGTGCACATCGAAACTATCGATAGTGATGTCACAAAGCAACAAACCGTAAGGGATATTGCAATCGGCAGTGCAGCAATTATCGCTGAGAAAATCTGCGACAGTGCATCATGCGATGCCGTTCGCGCCGCAACTGACATCCAAGGCGCAACGCCGCTTGAATGGGATGATGTCACGGACTGGATTGATGGAAGCGTCGTGCCGCATTACATCGGATGGTACGACGTGCAGATGCGCAGCCGATTCAATGATGATCACGCTGCCGAGGGCATCACGCGATTCTGGTTCGCCGGTCGCGACTGGTTTACTGGCCCACGTGCCGCAGAACTTGAAGCCCCGTGCGTGCCGCGCGGGAATGTATTTCATTGGAGAGGGAGGGCTAAACCATGAATAAAGTAAGCGATCAGGCATGCAATGCGTTTATTGAAACATCACTTGCGAATGGTCATGATTGCGGTTTTACGGAACCTTGTGACGCGCTGCGATCTGCCATCCTCGCCGCCCATTCTGCGGATGCCCGCAATGGGGAGGGGGTGGCACTGACGGACGGATACGCACTGGTGCCACTCGTGCCTACAGCAGCAATGATTGAGGCATGGAATAACAGTGGCGCTGACGACTTCAAGATCAGCGACCCGAACTATTCAGAGTTCACCGACCAAGAATGGAGCGTCTGGAAAGAGACGAATGCAACCAAAGACTGGCAGGCGATGGTGCGCGCCGCACCCGCCGCACCGGCGAGCGAGTCTGAATATGCAGAAGGCATGGAAAATGCCGCACAGATCGCTGATGACGTTTGCGCAAGGAGCCGGAACCATCTGTTCCGCAGCGCGGCCAAGATCATCGCTGGAAGCATCCGGGAATCAGCCCCCAAAAGCATTTTTCTGATTGTTGGCGAAGGCTTGGAGGGCGATGAAACTTTCGACCAGCTTGATGGGGTTACGTGGTGCGCTGATTCGCAATTCGACAGTGACATCGAATACGTCCGCGCTGACATCGCCGCCCCGGCACCCGCTGCGCCAGCGCCGAAGCACTGGCAATCGCACGATGACGGCCTTGTGTCTCGCGTCGAACCGGCACCCGCTGCGCAGGCGGATGACTCCGCGTGGCTTGCGCTGGAGCAAGAATTCAAAGATCGCTATCAGGTTGTGCGGGACGGTTACTGGTGGCAAGTGAAAATCGGGACCGGGACCGAGCGCATCGGCAAGTTCTACAAGAAAACCGAAGCGGAACGCCTTGTACTCCAGTTGTCTCGCGCGTTCAACGAAGGAATTTTCGTAGCGACGAAACGCCAGCAATCCGCCACCCCGGCAGACTGCACCTGCCCGTCCGGGAACGGATCACTGCGGCATCCGTGCCCGGTTCTTGCGGTAGAGCCTGTGGCCGATCCGCTGGAAGGCTGGACGTTCGAGAGGACCAATCATCCGGCATGGCTGGTCACCGAGCCCGACGATAAGCAATGGTTGTGCTTCCCCTGGTCTGTTGAATACCGGCTGGTTGAACTCGTGGCGACGTCGCTGTTCTCCACCCCGGCAGACGCCGCCATCCAACACGAGCAATCGCTTTCCAAGCCACAGTGACAGTTGTAACATCTGGTAGCATCACGGCGCGGACCCATGCAGTCCGCGTTTTAACTTCTACGGTCGAATAATGATAAGCGAACAGTTTCGAGCAGCAATCGGGGGATTGGCATCCATCCGTCAATGGTTCGTGTGGGGATTGCAATGGAACACAGCAGAAAATAAATTCGAAAAAATGCCGGTGTACGACCGTGCTTACCCGCCGACCGCAGACGGCCACGCGCGGATGCCTGGCATGTATCGTCGTACGGGTGATGGCCACAACAACCCGGAATTCTGGATGTCGCTCGATGAAGCCGGCATCGCGGTCGATATGCTGAACGTCATGCGCGGCACGCCGCACACCATCGGCTTCAGTCTGACGCGCGATACGGGTTACTGGTTTCTCGATGTCGATAAGTGTTTCTCTGGCCGCGACAGCAACGAGTGCGGTGCGACAGCGACATATTTATATAGCACGCTGGCCGGTGCATTCTATGAACGTAGCAGTAGCGGCACCGGCTATCACATCATCGGGCGTGGCCACGCGCCGGAACATTCCACGCTCTGTAAAGAATGGGGCTTGGAATTTTATACAGACGGGCGCGGCATCGCGTTCGATACAACCGGCGAAGCATACGGCAACGCCGACACCGATCACACTGCGGCGCTGTCTGTCATCGTTCCGCACTATTTTTCGCCGCGCGCCACGCATGATGCAACGTCCGCCGTGCAGATGCGTGCCGGCCCCCGTGAAGACTGGAACGGCCCGACCGATGACGACGACCTCATCCGCCGAGCGCTGCAATCCGTCAGTGCCGCGTCCGCGTTCAATCCCAACAAAGCGACATTCGCCGATCTGTGGCAAGGCAACGTAGCGCGCCTGGCGCTGGCGTTCCCCGAAGCCGGCAAGCAATACGGCGAGTCTGAGGCCGACATGGCGCTCATCGCGCATCTTGCGTTCTGGACCGGCTGCGATGTGGATCGCATCGACCACCTCATGCGCAAGTCGGCGCTGTATCGCGAACGGTGGGAAGAACCACGCGGGGAAGATACCTGGCTGCGCTACAGCATCATCCGTCAGTGCGCCAAGCAGCGCGACGTGCTCAAGGACAAGCAAGTCGAAGCGCCGACGCTCACGCCTGAACCCGACAACGCGATGTTTCCCGTTGCACGTGAGGTCGAGGGCGAAACATACCTGAACGCCGACAAGCAACGCGAGCTATTTAAAGGCTGCGTGTATGTGACCGATGCGAAAGCCGTGTTCGTGCCGCGTGAGGGTGGCTTCACGATGATGGACAGCAGCCAGTTCAACGTTCGCTTCGGTGGCTACTGCTTTGTCATGGATAACGAAAACGGCAAGGTCAAGGAAGACGCATGGGATGCGTTCACGAAATCCCGTATGCTTCGTCACGCCAAAGTCGATACGACAAAATTCCGCCCCGATCTGCCGGCCGGCCATATCGGCATCGACAACGGGACATCGTTCGTCAATACGTATGTGCCGGCAATCGTGCCGCTCAAGCGTGGCGACCCCGCGCCGTTCCTTGAGCTTATCCAGCGGCTGTTGCCCGATGAGGGCGACCGGCAAATTCTTATCGCCTATATGGCCGCAGTCGTACAGCATCGCGGCGTTAAATTTAAGTGGTGCCCGGTGCTTCAGGGCGTGCAAGGTAACGGCAAGTCAACGATTGGCGACGTGCTCATGCATGCGGTCGGCCGGCAACACTGCTATATCCCTAAGTCTGATGACCTGGCGGATAAATTTAACGACTGGCTGTATGAAAAAGTTCTCATCGTCGTCAACGATGTGTTCTCACCCGACGGCAAGGAATCGTTCGTTGAAACCCTGAAGCCGATGATCACGGATTCGTGGCTACAGATTCAGGGGAAGCAGGCAAAGAAAGTCATGCGGGATGTCTGCGCTAATTTCATCATGAGCATGAATCGCAAGGATGGCATCCGCGCCGACCAGAACGAACGACGCTTCGCTATTTTCTACACGGCGCAGCAGAGCAAGGAAGACAAGTTGCGCGACGGTCTCGACAATGCTTTCTTCAATGCGTTGTATGACTGGCTTGAAAATAAGGATGGCTTCGCGATCTGCGCACAGTGGCTGAGTGAATATCCGATCCCGGCCCATCTGAACCCCGCAGGATGGGCCAAGGTTGCGCCGGACACATCGACCATGGGGGAAGCGATCATCGCCAGCCGTGGCCCGCTTGAGGAAGCCGTAGCTGAAGCCGTTGACGCCGGGATGCCGGGATTCCGGGGCGGCTGGATTTCATGGTATCGCCTTAAATTACTGGCCGAGCAAAATAACGGCCATCGTCCAAAACCATCCACGCTTAAGCAAATTTTGGAAAAGATGGGCTATGTCATCCACGACGCGATGAACACGGCGGGGTACACGAACAATCCAATTTATGGCGATGGCAACGTAGCCAGTAAATTGTACGTACTAAAAAACCATTCGTCGCTCGGTTGCGGGATTAGTAACGCTGAGGCCGTTAAATTATATGAGTCGGCTCAGGGCGTTTATACAAATATGAAGTGACTACTTCTTATCTTTTAATAATAATAATATAATAATAAAGTAGTATAGAGAAAGCTGGTAAGAGAAAGAGTAGGGTAACCGTCACATTAGTGGTGGGAGAGTAGCGGAGCAGGTTAGTAGTAAAGTTATTATTGGGTTTTTATTATTGTGATGCGTGGCTAACACGGGATGTTAAATTATGACCAAGGGTGATGTACTGAGCGACAAAGAAGAAGGGTTCTGCCAATACCTTGTCAGATGGGGATGCGCGACGACAGCCTATAAATTGAACTACGATACGTCGCGGATGAATATGTCTACGCTCTATCGTCGGGCGTGGGAGCTTAAAAATAAGCCGAAAATAGCGGCCAGACTGAAAGAGCTAAGAGACAGATCTGTCTCAGATACCATCGAGCACGTTCGCAAGATGGTGCAGGACGCGTCGAGCGTGGCTGACGCTGACCCGAACCAGGTCATGCAGTATCAGCACAACAACTGCCGCCACTGCTTTGGCATCGACCACAAGTGGCAGTGGAAAAACCCGATGGAGTTTTCTAACGCGGTTGCGGCGGCAGCGCAGCGTAACGCGGCAGCGGAGGAACATAACGCGGCCACAGAGAATCCGAAGATGCACCAGAAGCTTGAGCCTATGCCGACCGACGACGGCGGCTACGGATTCATTCTGGATAAGCGCCCCAACCCTGAGTGCCCGGTATGTCTCGGAGAGGGCCTGCATCGCGTCTGGATCGCGGATACACGCACGCTCGGGCCGAATGAGCAGAAGCTATTCGCCGGGATCAAACAGACGCGGGACGGGATCGAGGTAAAGATTGCTGACCAGCATGCCGCGCGTGATCAGCTTGCGAGATTGCTCGGTGCGTATAAAGACCCGGCAACTGTGGCTGTTGTTCTGAACCAGCAAAACAACGGGGGCGATGCCAACACAACCGTAGTTGTACCAGCATCGCCCCAAGAAGCGGCAGACTTCTATTCGAACATCGTCAAGGGCTTCAGAAGCGATAGCGCAAAGTGACCGTATCTGTTGCTTTCCACGCCGCGTAATACGGGTCGCGTAGCGTGCGGCTGAAGTAGTGCATGTAGACAACCGAGAAATTGCCGCGTGCAACTTCAAGCCCGACGACGGGCGAATATTGGATCGGTGGCCGATAGTTCGAATGCCATTGGCCGGGACCGCCATCGCCGTCGTAAATGCTGGCGTGGAACGTTGGGCGATAAATATACAGTCCGCCCTCAACGCCGAATTTCCATCCGTTGTAGGTATATGTCGGTTCGATGGTCAAGCGGATGCCGTTCATATGGCCATTGGTGACAAACTTGTCTGGCCGCTTGCATTCGCCGATGCATGACTTCGTGTGCCGGCTGTAGTTGTCATCAGGCACCGCCAATGATTCGGTCTGCATGTTGCCGACATAGACCCAAGACGCGCGCCAGTCCAGCCCCCATCGACCGTATTGCACAGCGTTGCCATGCAGACCGATTTCGAATGTCGGCGCGTTCAGGTCGAGCCTATGCGCGAATCCTTCCTGATACCACATCATGTCGCCACGCGTGGTGTATCGTGCTGCGCCCGCGCCGACTTCGATGTCAACGGCGTGGGCAACCCCGGTTGTGGCAATGATGGATGCCACGGCAAATGCAAAGCTACGAATCATCGTGTCAACCCCTCAATGAATTCTGTTGCGATAAGTTCGAATGCCGCGTACCACGCATCGCGCAACTTTTCAGTGGTCGAAACCGAGTGCACCAGTGCGTGCAACTTCGTGCGCAATTCTTCCTTGGCTAAAGTGATGACAGTGTCTTCACGAACGATTGCCTGTGCGTCTTTGTAGAACGCGTGTTCCTTGTTCACCTTTATTTCGGCGGTATATGGCGGGAATGGCTGCGATGTGGATAGCTTCAGATTATTGTCAGCGCCCGCCCCGCCGCGCCAATCTTGGAAACCATCGCACACAATCCGGTAGCTGTCCTGGCGCGTCTGCCACTCGCGCGGCAGCTTCTTTGCGATAGCGCCCGCTTCACCATACGTATGTTGATACAGCGAATCGGCAAGTATCGTGCGTTGCTTTTCATATGCCGCATCGCGTGCCTTGAATGCGGCACGGATTGCTGCGCTAATTATTTCTTCGCGATTGGTCTTGTTCAGTTTCATATTGTCATTTGCTGTGGTTGATGCCCGCCGTAGCGGGCGGGTTGTGGGTTAGACGGCGGTCAGATACACGGTTGCGCCTTCACGCTTGGCGCGCTTGCCCATGGACAGCACTGCGTCAGCAGACGCCTTGTAGGTCTTGCCCATGTAGTTCTGGCGCAGCAGCTTCGATGCGCAGATGCAGCCAACGTTAATCACGTCGCCAGATTCGGTTTCGAGCGCAACGGCGCGGGTCAGGTTGGTTTTGCCGCAGCAGTCGCAATTCGGGTAGTCCGTGGTTCCGAGAACCTTATACTTTGCACCCTTGGTGATTTGCTTGGTTTCCACTTTCATCCCCTTGCGTGTTGCGTTGTCGATGTATGGATATTATTCCTTGTTAGTCGCGATGTCAACAAGCAATCGTAAAAAATCCCGCACTGTGGCGGGAATGCGTCAGGTGTCGTGTCGTCGCCAAGCGCGCAGTTCGTTCCAGCATGGCTCACCTGTCGATTCGTTGGCGACGTAGAACAACGGAAACGCGCTGGATTGCTTTTTCATGATGCAGTTCAGCGCCGTACCGTCGCGCATGATGCCGATGAATCGGAAACCGTCGCGGCGTGGCAACCACCCTAGTTCGTCTTCGGTGTCGCAGTGGCTAACCATAGCTCACCCCTTGTGATGTTTATTTATGATCCGGCTAACTTCGCTAAGCCATTCAACGTCGATGCCTGGCCCGTAGAGACTGACATATTCGGCCGATTCATTGAGCAATCGGGCAGCATTACGCAACTCATGCTGCAATTCTGCGACTTGGCGCGATAACTCAACGATCTGTCGTGTTTCGCGGCCGCTCATATTTTAATTGTCTCTGTTACGTGATCGAGTACCCATACAGCACTATTAGCCATGTGCTGCAACGCGATATCGTGCGCTTCCTGTTGATTGTCGGCGCAAATATTCTCAATGATGACGCGGCGCGACGGATTGCTTTCGTGGCGTAGCCCAATATCAAATGTTCTCATGATTTCCCCATCATTCGAAAGATGATCGCCCGCGCGGCGTCGGTCGGCTGGCGATAGATAGCCCCACACGGGCGAAACGATTCAAGCTTGTCATCGCGAACGTATTCAAACGGTCGCCACGGGGTCAGCGTATCGGGATACTTCATGGCAAGCTTGAGGCGATGCAATGCGTCATTGTTGTTCATGATAGGAACGCTGACAGCGCGTGGTTAAGTGTGTAACGGGTCTGCCGACGATGCATGCGCTGCAACTCGATGAGGTTGCCGAAGTCGTCAACGACCAAAAGCATAGACCAATAGACCCGCTGGTGCTTGCGGTAGATGGCGATCATTTCGTAAATACTCGCATGACCACGTACGCCGCAAGACCACCGCCGATGAGCCCTAGCAATAGCGACGCTGCAATGATTGCGGGGGGTTCGTAGCCATGCACCCATAGTGGCCATAGTGGCCATACAAAATTGTCAGCAGTGCATTTGAGAACATGTGCCTTGCGTGCCGCACTGATTGCTGCTACTGTGGCGGCTGCCGCTGCTGCGCTCATTTCGTCACCATATCAACGATAAACACGGCAATGCCGCTCGTGAAACAGACGGTAGACCATTCGGCAAGCAAGAAACTTTGCGACTGTTTCCAGCGATGCGCCGCGTCATGGATGTCCGAATCACTGCGCGCAGTATCCAGTTCGGCGAGATATTTACGCTCTGCGTGGCTAAGTTCAATTACAACGAAAACTGTTGACCATACGCAAATTGCGATCCAGATAGCGACAGCGAAAGTCATGGTTTCACTCCCAGGTGTAGAACGACGGCCATAAAGAACAGAAACCCGGCAAGCATCGGGCTACGGTCGAGCAGAGCATATAGCCCTGCGATACATAGAAAGATGATCATCCGATGTTCCAGTATTTTTCCATCGTATTTAGCAGAAGCCGAAATGCTTGCGCCTTGCTAACACCTTCGGCAGCGTATCGCATCTGTGCCGCGCCGATTGCGAAGCCACGCGGGAAAAACACGATGATTCGGCCGGGTTCTTCGACGAGCTTTGCACACATGGGATGGTTCGCGACATTTGCGCGAGCATTGTCAAGTGCATCTATGTTCTGTTGAATGGTGTTCATGTTTGTCACTGGCCCGCCGTAGCGTTGCGTTATCGATGTAGTGATAGTAATCCATGTTAGTCAGAGTGTCAACAACCATCTGTTGTATCATTCGTGCAACTCAGTTGCATCTTAGTGACAGATGGACATACAACTCCCCTTCAAATTCGATTGGCGCAATCCTGATTACGTAGAGGTTTTCCGCTACCGGCTGTGGCTGCTAGACACGATCCGCAAATCGCCCAACAAGGCGCAGGTGGTCGCATCCATGAAAGCCCACTATCGGAATAACCCTGCGCAGATGATTGCGGACTGGGGCATTACGTTCGACCCGCGTAACGCCGATGTCGGTTTGCCGACCGTGATTCCATTCATCCCGTTCCCGAAGCAAGTCGAGTTTGTCGCATGGGATCGCGAGCAATGGTTGGCGCGCGAACCTGGCTTGGTTGAAAAGTCACGCGACATGGGGATGTCATGGTTGTTGATCGGTATCGATTGCTGCGATATTACAAATTACAGCAACCTGGCTATCGGCTACGGTTCGCGCAAGGAAGAATACGTAGACAAGGTGGGCTCGCCTAAGTCGCTATTCTATAAAGCGCGGATGTTCCTGAACCATATCCCGGAAGAATTTCGCGGCGGATTCATAGAAAAGAAGCACAGCCCCCACATGCGCATCACGTGCCCCGATACCGGCAGCGTGATTACGGGGGAAGCTGGCGACAACATCGGGCGCGGCGACCGCGCTACACGATATCGGGTTGATGAGTCCGCGTTCTTGGAACGCCCCGAGCTTGTCGATGCGGCACTGTCGAACACCACGCGCTATCGCCTGGATTTGTCGTCGGTCAACGGCATGAACAATCCGTTCGCTCAGAAAGCCAACGGCGGCAAGATCAGGAAATTCGTGTTCGACTGGCGCGACGACCCCCGCAAAGATCAGAAGTGGTATGACGATATGGTCGAGCAAATCGATAACCCCGTCATCATCGCGCAGGAAATCGACCGCAACTACAACGCATCGGCTGAGGGCATCCTTATTCCGAACGATTGGATTCAGGCGGCCATCGACGCGGACAAGATTCTTGGGATCGAATGCACCGGCAAGAAAATATCCGCAATGGACGTTGCCGACGAAGGTAAGGATAAAAATTCGTTCGCAAGCCGCATCGGCGTTCGCCTGCACTATCTTAGCGAGTGGTCGGGCAAAGAATCCGACATCATGGAAAGCGTCGCGAAGGTCTTCAATCTGTGTGATGAAATGGGGCTCGATGAATTCGAATATGACGCGGATGGTCTTGGCGCTGGCGTTCGCGGGGATGCGCGCACGCTGAACGAATTGCGCACGCGAAAAATCAAGGCATACGCGTTCCGGGGATCGGGCGAAGTGCTGTGGCCTGACAAACAGGTCGAGAACGCATCGGGTCAGTCTAATGGCCGCACGAATGGCGACTACTTCGCGAACAGGAAAGCCCAAGCATGGTGGGCGCTTCGTTTGCGTTTTCAGCGCACGTATCGGTGGGTTAAGAAAGGCATCAAATGCAAGCCTGACGAAATTATCGTTATTCCGTCCGATCTGACGTACCGGGAAAAACTGACACAGGAATTAGTACGCCCTACTTTTTCAGTGAATGGCGCGGGTAAAATACTGGTTGACAAAACACCCGATGGCGTTAAATCGCCGAACCTGGCCGATGGCGTGATGATGTGCTATGCGCCGAAGCAACCGACCTTTATCGATTGGAACAAGGTATGAATCTGACAAGCTGGTTTCCGGCAGCAACGCCCCCGGTCCATGTGGGATGGTATGAGACATCGCGCGGCATGCGCTATTGGGCCGGCGCACACTGGTCGAAAGATGAAGGTGGCGCGCGTCTGTCTAAGCAGCCTGGCAAATGGCGCGGCGTGACCACACCTGCCGATACTGGCAGCAAACGCATCAAATGGGGCAACGCCGCGCTATCAAATGATGCCGCGCCGGTTAAGCCTAAGTTCGCTCCACCCGAGGTTCCCAAGGGCGTGATTCCGACGAAGCTAAAGCTTGCAATGGATGCGGCGTGCGCCGGTTCATACGATTTCGCCAATCAGTATTATTGCGACGACTGGCAAGGTTTCCCCGGCTACAGCAATCTTGCGGTGCAGGCGCAGAAGCCCGAGTTCCGGCGCATCACTGAAGTCATCGCCAGCGAAATGACTCGTGCATGGATTCGTGTCACGGGATCGCAGGAAGACACAAAGGGCGACAAGGTTGCGGAGATTACTGCGGCGCTGGATCAATTCAACGTTCGCGAAGTCATCCGACAGGCGATGGAACACGATGGATTTTTCGGATGCGGCCACATCTACATCGATGTGAAGATTCCCCGCTCTGCCGCCCCTGCCCGCTCTGATACCGAGGAACTGAAAAAGCCGTTGACGATCACGCCGGCAAAAATCCCCGTCGATTCGCTCATCGCATTCCGTAACGTCGAGCCCAACTGGTGCTATCCGTATCAGTACAACAGCGATGATCCGCTGAACCCGACGTTCTACAAGCCGCAATCGTGGTTCGTCATGGGCAAGCTTGTCGATGCAACGCGGCTGCTTACGATTATTAGCCGGCCGGTACCTGACATCCTGAAGCCGGCCTATAACTTTGGCGGACTGTCGCTGACGCAGATTGCTGACCCGTATGTCGCCAACTGGTTGCGCACGCGCGATAGCGTCGGAGACTTGGTACATAGCTTCAGTCTGAGCGGCATTGCTACAGATATGTCCGGGCTGCTTCAGGATGGCGCAGCGTGCGATATGGACGCGCGGATCAGCGCATTTAACCGGACCCGCGATAATAAGGGTCTGCTGATGCTGAACAAGGAATCGGAAGAGTTCTTTCAATTCAACGTTCCGCTGTCATCGCTCGATAAGCTTCAGGCACAAGCACAGGAACAGATTTGCAGCGTGTCGGGCTTGCCGTTGGTGAAATACACGGGCATCACGCCGGCAGGATTGAACGCATCCGCCGACAGCGAAATCCGCGTGTTCTACGACTGGATCAAGGCATTGCAGGAAGCCGTATTGTCGTCGCCCCTCACGACAATCATCAACATCATTCAGTTGAATCTGTTCGGCAGCATCGACCCCGATATCGGATTCGAATTCATTCCGCTGTATCAGATGAGCGCGCTTGAGCGTGCTGACATCAATGTCAAGAAAGCACAGCAGGCCGAAGCATTGATTGGCGCGGCAGTCGTGTCGCCGGCAGAAGCCCGTGTTGCGCTGCAAAGCGATCCCGACAGCGGCTACGAAAAAATCGACGTGGACCAGATGGATACTGATATCGGCGCTGGCGGCGTGACTATCACTGAGGAAGATGAGGACGATGAATCCGCCGTCAACGCCTAAAGTCAAACTAGCGCGACCTGTCAATCCGAATGCCGGTGTTCAAGCTGAGTACCGGCAACGGCTCGATAAGCTGATTCGCGAGATGCGCGATAGCGTCGATTACTGGATCAAGCTTGACTATCGGCGCAACGAATCGCGAATCATCGCCGAGGATGCGAGCCCTGCGAACGAATTGCGCCGGCGCATGAATGAGCTATCGAAGCGTTGGCTGAAGCAATTCAACCAAGGTGCGAAGAAGCTTGCCGAATGGTTTGCCGATGAATCCCTGAAGTCATCTGACGCGGCGCTGAAGAAAATCCTTCGTGATGCCGGCGTGAGCGTCAAATTCACCATGACCGAGGGGATGACTGACGCATGGGATGCGATCCGCAATGAAAATGTGCAACTCATTCGCAGCATCGGCGCGCAGTACTTGTCAGATGTCGAGGGATTAGTTCAGCGCAGCGTCACGCAAGGGCGCGACATGGGCGAACTGACAAAGCAACTGACAAAGCGCTATGGCGTCACTAAGGATCGTGCAGCGCTGATCGCGCGTGACCAGAACAACAAAGCAACATCGGCACTCACTAAGCGGCGGCAACAGGATTTGGGTATCAAGCAAGGCAAATGGCGTCATAGCCACGCCGGCAAGCAACCGCGACAATCTCATGTCGATGCTGACGGAAAGATTTTTGATATCGACAAGGGCATGTACATCGATGGTGAGTGGATAATGCCGGGTGAGAAAATAAATTGTAGGTGCACATGGGCACCGGTTATCCCAGGATTGGAGGATATGTAATGAAAGTCATAATGAATCTGCGTGTCAACAAATTTTGGTGCACAGTGATGTTTGCGCATGCCTTTCTTACGATTGGCGCGATGCCAACGCCCGAATGGCTGAAGCGCAGGGCGGTAAAAGTGGAGATGACCTGATATGCCGATCACACAATGCTATCTGCCTGGCGGCGGGACTGGCTATAAACGGGGCAAGCACGGCAAATGCTATGCGTTGCGCGCTGAGGCCGAAAAACAAGCTGAAGCCGCGTATGCCAACGGCTATGCAGGTGATGCCGCCCTAGCCTTTGACTTCGCATCGGTGCGCACGATTGACGAAGACGGTCGCATGCACGTCGCCGTAAGCAACATCAGCAAGGCGAACGTCTGCCCGTATCGCGGCGATGAGATTGTCGATTACGAAGCATTGGGGCTAGATCCGAATCGGATTTATAACCTGCTGCGTGATCCCGATGCGCTTGCGGATGCTGTTGACAGTTTCAACAATATCCCGATTGTCATCATTCACAAGCCGAGCGTGGCTACCGATCATCCCCGCGAAATTACCGTTGGCACGACTGGCGGCGATGCGGAATTTGATGGTACGTACATGCGCAACTCATTGGTTATTTGGGATCAGGAAGGTATCGACCTTATCGAATCCAAACAACAATGCGAACTGAGCCCCGGCTATCGATATGTCGCAGACATGCGCCCCGGTGAATATAACGGGGTAAAATACGACGGCCGGATGACGGATATCAAAGCCAATCATCTGGCGTTGGTAAAGACGGGGCGCACCGGTCCCGATGTTTATGTTTTTGATAATCTTCCTTTGGAGCTTTCGAAAATGAAAGTAACGCGAAAGGCGAATGCATTTGCACTCGGGATGGCGGCGTATCTGCGCCCCCGTCTTGCGGCTGATGCGGCCATCGACGCGAAGGCGCTTGGCGCGCTGATCGCAAAAGTCAACTACGACCGTCCGAAGATCGCGGCGGGCGTGGCTGAAATGTTTAAAACCAAAATGGCGAAGGATGCCGACCTTGAAGACATCGCTGAGGTAATCGAGGCAATCGCCCCGGTCATCGAGCAAGTCACCGAGGAAGAAGTCCCGGTCGTCACGTCGGATGAACCCGGCGAGCAATACGCATCGCTCGTTGCCAAACTGAAAGCCATGCTCACGCCCGAGCAATGCGCGGAACTTTGTATCGATGCCGATCCCGAAGCCCCGAACAAGCCGGAAGCCGGCGCAGAAAAGCCCATGGACAAGCAAGCAATGGACGCCGCGATTTCGTCGGCAAGCAAACAGGCCTACGACCGCGCGATGGCCGACTCGGCTGCGATCCGCCTGGCCGAAAAGGAAGTCGCCCCGCTGCTTGGCGAGATCGCTCCGCAGACTTCGGCCGCAGACGTGTATCGCCTGGCGCTCGATAGCGCTGAAGTCGATCACAAGGGCGTGAGCGATGTTGCCGCGCTGCGCGCAATGGCTCGCATGGCTGTCGCTTCGAAGACCGCTACCCCCGTGGTAACCCCAACGAGCTTTGCGACCGATTCTGCCGATGTGCGCAGCGATCTGGCAAAGCGTATCCCCAACTACAAACCGGCAAAGGTGGCATAAATGGGCTTCCAACGTACGATGAACAACGATCTGCCGTTGGCGGTCGAAGGTGATTTCGCATCTTCGAATCCCCGCGCAACGGTCCTTGCCTATGAAGGCCAACTTGTCGCCGGCGCGGCTGGCGTGCTGGTCGGTCGTTTCGCATGGGCTGACTATGCAACCGGTCTGGTGCTGAATTCGCGCAGCGGCAACACTGCGGCGCAAATTCCGTCCGGCTTCATCCATCGCGAACAGCAAGCGTTGATTACCGTGTTTCTCGGTGAAGCGTCGATGCAGGTTCCGTCGGGCCTGATGGTGACGATTCACGATAGCGGCGATTTCTTCGCGAAATGCAAGACGGCTTTCACGCGTGGTCAGAAAGTTTTCGCATCGGTGTCGGACGGTTCCGTATCCGCTGGCGCGGCCGGCGCACTGCTGAACGATGGGGCTGTGGTCACGGGCTCGATTGCCACCACCACGCTTACCGTTACCGCCGTTACGTCGGGCACGCTCAAGCCGGGTCAACCGATTGCAGGTTCGGGCGTGACTGCCGGAACCGTGATCGTCAACCAACTGACGGGCACGCCTGGCGGTGCAGGTACGTACACGGTCAATATTTCGCAGACCGCTGCGAGTACCACGATCACGTCGCAAGACAGCATCGAAACAAAATGGTTCGTCCGCAACACCGGCATTGCCAACGAACTGGTCGCAATTTCTTCGCGCGCTGAGGGCTAATAAACATGAAACCGAATTTCAAACAGGTCGTCGCGGCGCTTGCGCAAGACACCGGCATCGTCATGCCGTTTGCGGAAGGCTGGTTGCCGCAGGAAGGCGACAGCAACTATGCACATCGCCAGAATTACCAACTGGCGATGGATGCGCAATCGCCGCTGGTAACGGTCGTCAACGGCGGTATTCCCGCCTATCTGCTGAACTGGCTTGACCCCGAACTGATCGAAGTTCTGGTGACGCCTATGAATGCGACCGAAATTGCCCCCGAAGTCAAAAAGGGCACGTGGGTCACTGAAACCGCCATGTTCCCGGTTGTCGAATCGACTGGCTACACGTCGGCGTATGGCGACTACAACAACAACGGTCGCTCGGGCGCAAACGTCAACTGGCCGCAACGTCAACAATTCGTGTTCCAAACCATTACCGAATGGGGCGACCGCGAACTGGATCGCATGGCTGAAGGTCGGATCGACTATGCCGCGCGCCTGAACATCGCATCGGCGCTGACGCTGCAAAAGTACCAGAACAAAACGTACTTCTTCGGCGTGGCCGGCCTGCAAAACTATGGTCTGCTGAACGATCCGAATCTGCTTGCGACCATCGGGCCGGCAGGCGGTACGGCGTGGAGTACCAAGGATGGCGCAGCGGTGTACGAAGATATCCGCTTGCTGTTCCAACAACTCCAAACGCAGTTGCGCGGCAAGGTCACGACCAAGGACGCAATGACGCTTTCCATGTCGCCGGAAATTTCGGTTAACCTCAACAAGACGAATCAGTACAACGTCAACGTTGAGGACCAACTGAAGAAGAACTTCCCGAACATGAAGATCGTCACAGCGCCGGAGTACAACACGACGGGTGGTCAGCTTGTGCAACTGAAGGTTGACAGCATCCAAGGTCAGCAAACGTCGAACACGGCGTTCTCGGAAAAGATGCGCGCGCATCCGATCATCCGCGATCTGTCCAGCTTCAAGCAAAAGAAGTCGGCCGGTACGTGGGGCGCGATCATCTATCGCCCGATTGCCATCGCCGGCATGCTTGGCGTGTAAGTCGATTCGCCGCCCGCGAAATAACGGGCGGCATTCTCAACAATGCAAAGGAATACAAAAATGCCTCAAGTCGTATATGTCGGTTGCAAGCTGCCCAATGGCCACGTTATCGCCGTCGGCAACAAGTCGGTCACGCTGGCCGGTTACAACAGCGATGGCTTCGTCACGCCCGAGGGATTCGGCGTAACTGGCGTGGACAAAGAACTGTGGGATGCCTGGTACAAGACGCACAGCGAAGCCGGTTTCGCACCGCTGAAGGCTGGCCTGATCTTCGCGCATGAAAAGCAGGACAATCTGCGCGCGGAATCGGCCGACAAGGACGGCCTGAAGTCTGGCTTCGAAGGAATGCCGCAAGAGGGTGAAGGCATCGAGCCCGAAGAAGAAACCGCCAAGAACCGCAAATCGAAGGCGTGACCATCATGTCTAGCGTCGTATTTGACCCGGAAGCATTCAAGCAGCGATACCCGGAATTCCAAACTGTCGATGATGCGGTGCTAGGCATGTATTTCGCTGAAGCGACGATCTATTTGGACAACGGCGGATGCTCGCAGGTGACAAACCTGACGATTCGCTCTGCTTTGCTGAATATGATCGTCGCACACATTGCCGCGCTGAATAGCGGCGTGAATGGCGAGCCCCCTACTCCGCTCGTTGGCCGCGTGAGCAACGCGACTGAAGGTAGCGTAAGCGTCGGCACGGAATACAACGTTCCTGGCACGGCAGCGTGGTATTCGCAGACGAAGTACGGTGCGGCATTTTGGGAAGCGACGAAGCGGTATCGCATGGTCCGTTATTATCCTGGCCGCTCGTGCCCGCCTCGCACGCTAAACCGCTATGGCTGCTAAATCTGTCTCGATATCGGGCGGCGCTGGCGTCGAAAAGGCGTTACTCGATATTGCAAAACGCATCGGGAAAGCTGGCACATTGCGCGTGGGCTTCCTTGAGGGTGCGACATACCCCGATGGCACAAGCGTGCCCATGGTCGCCGCAATTCAGAATTTCGGTGCCCCTGCTGCCGGCATCCCGGCGCGCCCGTTTTTTAGCAATGTCGTTGCATCTGGCAAGGAAACATGGGGTGGCGACATTGCGAAAATTGCCAAGGCTACGGATTACGACGGCGATAAGGTGTTGCACCTCATGGGCGAACGTATTCGCGGTCAGGTGCAACAGAGCATCCGCGACACAAACACGCCGGCGCTGAAGCCAGCAACGGCCGCGCGCAAGGGGTTCCCCAAGCCGCTTATTGACACTTCAGTCATGATTAATAGCGTCGATTATGAGGTTGATGAATGAATCTGCATCAGGTCGTTTCCGGCGCAATCGGAACCATCAATCCGCATATTCCGATGACCGTGCGTCAATCGAACGGATGGACGCAGGACGCATCGTTTAAACGGACCCCCGTGTTCATTGACACGCCGACGAAGGGGCAGGTGCAGGCGCTGAGCGGAAAGGATTTGCGCCAGCTTGAGGCGTTGGGCATCGCGATTCAGGGTGTCGGCCGCGCGGTCTATCTCAATGGCGATTGGCAGGGTCTGCGCCGCTATACCGAGCAAGGCGGCGACATGCTGATATTCCCGCTGCCTGATGGCCGCCCCGCGACATGGCTTGTCGTGCAGGTATTGGAAACCTGGCATGTTGGCTGGTGCAAGGTCGCTGTTTCGCTGCAACTGGATGCAACGACATGAGCATCACGCCAGTCAATGACGCGATTTACACGCGGCTTGGGAATTTCATCCAGGCAGTGCTAGGTGCCATCCCTGTTGTTCGTGGCTTGGATAACCGTGTGCCGATGCCCGTCGAGCCATTCGCATGCATGACGCCAGCCGGCACATCCCGCGTATGGATGAGCGCATCAGGTGACACGTACGACAGAGCGGGCGGAACGCGGAAATTCGAACAGCATTCGAACTATCGTATTCAGTTGGATTTCTACGGGCCGAATTCCCACGATTGGGCAACGCAGGTCCACACCCTCGCGACAACGGAATATGGTGTCGGATTGCTCGCGCCTGAAGTATCGCCACTGCTATGCGAAGACATTCAGCAGTTGCCGTTAGTTAATGGGGAAGAACAGTTTGAACAGCGTTGGATGTTCGCCATTCAATTACAATTCAACCCTGTTATTGCTGTCCCTCAGCAGTTTGCAGAGGCGCTAGAAATAACGGTTATCGAAGTTGACACAACCTATCCACCCGGAGCTTAAAACATGAGCAGCATTCCCGCTTCGCAAATTGTTAAAGTAAATCCGAGCGTGCTTAATGCGGGCGGTTCCGCTCTAGCGCTTAACGGGTTTTATTTGACAAACGATCTTGCCATTCCGCTCGGCAAGGCACAATCGTTCGCAACGGCCGCAGATGTCAGTGCATTTTTCGGGCCGGCATCGCCCGAATATGCGCAGGCGCAAATTTACTTCAATGGCTTCAGGAATTCCACGAAGAAGCCTGGCCGCGTCTGGTTCGCGTCGTACAACGCTGCGAATGCCGCTGCATTCCTCCGTGGTGCATCGCTGGCCGGCATGACGCTATCGCAGTTGCAGGCACTGTCGGGCGTGATCACGCTGACGGTAAATGGCGCATCGGTGGCGTCGTCGAGCATCAATCTTTCGTCGGCAACCAGCTTCAGCAATGCTGCGACGATCATGCAAACGGCGTTTGGTGCAAATGCGACCGTGACGTATGACGCGCAGCGCAATGCGTTCAAGATTGCCAGCCCGACGACGGGCGCGGCAAGCACGATCACGGTTGCGCAGACTAGCAGCATTGCAACCGGCCTGAAGCTTACGGCCGCGACTGGCGCTGTCACGTCGCAGGGTGCTGTCGCGGCGGTGCCCGGAACGTTCATGGACACCATCAAGGCTCAAACGCAAAATTGGGCGTGCTTCGCGACGATTTTTGAGCCCGTGCTTGCCGATAAGCTGGCGTTCTCCGCATGGACCAGCGCGCAGAACAATCGCTTCATGTACGTTGGATGGGATACCGATCCGAATGCCATCGGCAATAGCCCGTCGAATACCTGGCTCGCCGGTGTCGAAACGAACGGCTACGGTGGATCATATGGTCAATGGGTCACGCTGGCTTCCGCCGATAAAGCATCGTTCGTCATGGGCGCTGTGGCATCGATCGATTTCGAACGCCTGAACGGCCGCATTACGCTGGCGTTCCGCGCGCAGGATGGTCTGTCGGCCGACGTGACCGATGCCACCACCGCGCAAAACCTGATCGCGAACGGCTACAACTTTTACGGGGCATACGATACTGCGAACGATGAGTTCCTATTCGAATACCCCGGACAGGTTTCGGGCCAATTCCAATGGGCCGACACCTACGTCAATCAGATTCAACTCAACGCCGCGTTGCAACTGGCGCTGATGAATCTGCTTGTTCAGGTCAACAGCGTTCCGTACAACCAGTCTGGCTACAACCTGATCCGTCAAGCGTGCATGGACCCCATCAATGCCGGCTTGAATTTCGGTTCGATCCGCGCAGGCGTCACGCTATCGTCGTCGCAGGCGGCGCAGGTCAACAACGCGGCCGGCGTGGATATCGCATCGACGCTTCAGCAACGCGGCTGGTATCTGCAAATTCTCGATGCTTCGCCCCAAGTGCGGCAAGCACGCGGCACGCCCCCTATGACGTTCTGGTACATGGACGGCGGCAGCGTGCAGCAAATCGAAATGGCTTCCATCGTTCTGCAATAAGGGGTCAACATGGCAACTATCACTTCAGCTAACAGCGAATTCCATTTGCAGGTTCCTGGCCTGTACCCTGTGCCGCAACTGATTCAGGGTTACATGGCCGATGCCATGTTCACGAGCGACAGCATCGATTGGGCAGAGATCGTAATGGGCGCGGATGGCCGCATGTCGGCTGGTCGCATCTTCAATCCGACGCCCCAAACGATTTCGATCATGCCTGATAGCCCGTCGCAAAGCATCTTCGAAAACATCATCATGCAGATGATTGCCACGCGCGAAATTCTGTTCATGGATGCGACGATTCTTATCCCGAGTATCGGAAAACTCTATACGCTCACGCGCGGCGTAATGGGCAATGGTAAGATCATTCCCGATGCAAACAGGGTGCTTTCCGGGACACCATTCCAGATTACTTGGGAAAGTGTGACGGTGGCAGCGTCGCTCTAAAAACCTAAAGCGAACAAAGCCCCCGAAAGGGGGTTTTTAATTTATATGGCTCGAAAGACTACTATTTTTACCGCAACCCGTGGCCGCGATGCTGGCAAAAAATTCAAGATCACGGAAATGTCAGCGTACGATGCCGAAGATTGGGCGATGCGCGCCCTGCTTGGCGTCATCAAGGCAACCGATGGAAATTTGCCGGATATCGATGGCCTGATGGATCAGGGGATGGCTGGCCTGGCCGTGGTCGCCGCAAAGCATCTAGGCATGATCGATATCGCACTGGCGCGCGAATTGAAACATGACCTTCACGCTTGCGTGCAATACGTCGGCACATCGCCCGGTGGTGCGGAAATGGTGCGCGCACTCAATGATGCCGACATCGAAGAAGCCGGAACGCTTCTGGAATTGCGCAAGGCAACAATCATGCTGCATCTCGATTTTTTTACCGAAGACAACGCCCCGACGCCGAATTGATGTTTCATGCCATGGCACAGGTAGGAAATAAAAAGCCTGTGCCATACATCAACATGAGCCAGAACATTGGGCGCGTTGTCTCAAGCGGCAAGGCGACGCTATACGAACTGCAAACATGCTACAGCACGCAGGACATGCATGATTTGCTTGATGTGATCCTGATCGATGCATTGAACAACAGGGGCGACCGTGGCAACAGTAATTGACGCACTGATCGTTACGCTAGGTCTGAATGCCAAGCAATTTACGCAAGGCATCGGCAACGTAAATAAGGCGCTGAAGACGACGGGCACGCAGGCGACGCAGACCAGTAACACGATGATCGCCGCGAACAAGAAAGCGGCCGAATCGTATAAAGCGATCCGCAACGAATTGCTGTCGCTGTTGGCCGTGTTCACTGCCGGCGTAGGTATCAAAAATTTCGTTGCCAACACGATCACGGGTGCCGCGTCGCTCGGGCGCATGTCGAAGAATCTTGACATATCGACACGCGAGCTATACGCCTGGCAGAAAGCCGCAGAGCGTGCGGGCGGTACGGCTGAAGGTATCGCGGCACAGCTATACGAATCCGCGCGCAGCGTTGGCGAGTTCAAGCTTGGTCAAGCAAACGCCAGCACGCAAGCATTTTTCAGATTCGGCGGCCGTGTCGAAGACCTCAAGGACGGCAATCGCTATTTGCTGGCGCGCGCAAAGATCGTGTCTGAACTGTACAAGACCGACAAGGCGCGCGCACTTGTTGTCGCCGGCCAACTCGGCATCGATCAGTCGCAATACGATCTGATCAAGCAAGGGCCGGAAGCGATTGAGCAACTTCTGGCCGCACAGCGCAAACGCGCGGCTGTCACGGAACAGGAAGCGAAGCAGGCCGACGAACTTCGAAAGAAGTTTTTAGATTTCCGCGATTCGCTGGAATCGACGGCAATGAAGATCGTGCTTCGGTTGCAACCTGCGCTGGAACGCATGCTGCAACTGTTCGATGAATTTGCGAACTGGTTTCTTGAGCATCAAGACGACATTGTTAAGCGCGTCGATGAAATCGTTAGCGGGGTGGTTAAGTTTGTCGATGCGGCTAACAAAGCTGCACAGGCTGTAGGTGGATGGCAAAACGTTTTGCTGGCAATCGCCGGCCTGAAGGTTGCAGGACTGGTGACAAATTTGCTGTCGCTTGCCGGCGCACTGACAAAGGTCGGCGCAGGGCTTGGCGGTATCGCGGCTGCTAGCGGCGCGCTGAAGGTTCTAGGCCCGCTTGGGCTTCTTGTACATAGCAAAGGTCTTAACGAAGGTGAAGACGCGGAACTGGCGCGCCGCAACGCCATGGGTCCGACAGTCGATGCACCTGGCAATACGGATCGCGGCATTGCCGCCGATGTCGTTTCAGCGCTCGTGCGCATGGGCTGGTCACGCGAGCAAGCCATTGGCATCGCTGCAAATATTCAACAAGAAAGCCGGTTTGATCCCGAAGCTGTTGGCGATAACGGCGATGCGTACGGGCTCGCGCAATGGCATAAGGATCGCCAACAGAAATTCAAGGAAGTCATGGGCAAGGACATTGCCGGTACGTCGTGGCAGGAACAATTGCAATTTCTTGATTGGGAACTGCGCAACAGTGAAAAAGCGGCCGGCAATAAATTGAAGATGGAAACGACCGCATCGGGCGCGGCCGGCGTGGTCAGCAAGCATTACGAGCGGCCGGCGAATCAGTTGGAGGAAATGCGTAGGCGCGGTGCGATTGCCGATCAAATCACGCGCACGCTAGGCGGGGTAAACGCCGCGTCAGCGGCTGCAAATGCCGTTGCGGCAGGTTCATATCGTCCGGGTCAGATTGCGTCTGCCGCAGGCGATACAACGAACAGCGTGCATATCGGAACGCTGAACGTGCAGACGCAGGCAACGGATGCGGCAGGCATTGCACGCGACATCAAGCCTGCGATTCAACGCACGAATTTTGCAAACATGGCTAACACCGGGGTCTTCTGATGCCATTCATCCCATTTCCTAATGTGCCGGCGCTACCCGGCGTGCCGAACATTCCGCGCAATCCGTTTCTTGCGGCGGAAACAATCATCACGATTGGCAGCAATGCGTTTGCGCGTGCGCAGGTTAATTTCCTGATGGCCGTTGCGCGCCCGCCAGTCTATGCGCTGATCGATGAAAGTGGTGCGCCTGTGCTGCTTCCCGATACGTTTCAGGCATTTGCAAATGATGACACGAGCCAGCTTAGTAACTATCCTGTCGAGCAAGGATCGTTTAACACTTACAACAAGGTAGACAACCCTTTTATTCCGCGTGTCGTCATGTCGAAAGGTGGCAGTGACGCGGAACGGGCAGCGTTTTTTGAGCAGGTGTTGCAATTGCGACGCAGTACGGCACTGCTTACGTTGATCACGCCCGAGGCGATCTTCAGAAACATCAATCTCGTTGCGTTCAACTATTCGAAGACGAATCGTACCGGCGCAAACATGCTGCACATCGAAATGATCTTCAATGAAGTTCGCCTCGCGCCGGCCGCGCAATATAGCGAGCCCGACGGCGAAACGCCGCCGATCACTGGCGATCAGACTGACAGCGTGAATGCCCCGAGCCCGATATCCGGTGGCCAGACGCAAACGATTGCGCCGACTGGCTATGCGGCAGGCGTCTACAACCTCAGCGGGGTGCAATGATGCGTCTCATCCCTATCCAGGCGACACGGAATCAGGATCGTACTGTGCAGTTGGGCGGCATCAATTACGGTCTGCATATTTTTCAGAATACCGAGGGCGTGTTCATGACGGTATCGCAAGCCGGCAATGTCATCGTTGCCAGTGCGCTGTGCCGTGACCGAGTTCGTATCATCCGTGACGCCTATCTCGGATTCAATGGCGATCTGACGTTTTTTGACACGCAAGGCACGAACGATCCGCAATGGCAAGAATTCGGAACCCGCTATGTGCTGGCGTGGCTTGAGCCTGGCGAGGTCACGGCATGAGCGAAGTTCCACGCAGGGTCATTGATCTGACATTCACGCTCGGTACTGGCGCGTTCGGCGATGAGGTCGGGGATACCGTCACTTTCACAGGGCTGCGCGTACACGCGTCGATCCTGGCCGTTGGCGGGGCATCGCAGGGTGCAGCAAATATCCGCGTGTTCGGCTTGCCGCTCGATGTCATTCAGCGCCTTACGACTGTCGGTGCCATCGCGAATACGTATCGCGGCGCGAATAAGGTGCAGGTTGCGGCCGGCGATGACGGCGGTACGATGACCGTGATTTATGAAGGGACCATCGATACAGCATATGGCGACTTCAATGCTGCACCGGATGTCGCATTCAATGTGACCGCACTATCGGCACTCACGTCGGCATTGAAGCCTGTTGGCGCATCGAGCTTCGTCGGGCCGACTGATGTTGCAACGATCATGTCGGGCTTTGCAGAGCAAGCAGGATTCGCATTCGAAAATCACGGCGTGGAAGTCACGCTAACCAGTCCATATTTCCCCGGCGCGATCTATCAGCAGATTCAGTCGTGCGCACGCGCGGCCGGCATCTATTACACGGTTGACCGCAACACCCTGCATATCTGGCCTGCCGATGGTGCGCGTGAGGGTGATATCCCTATCATCGGGCCAGATAGTGGCATGGTCGGATACCCCGCGTTTTCTTCCGTAGGATTGCAGGTGGCATCGGTATTCATGCCGACAGTCGCACTAGGTGGCCGCGTGGATATTCGCAGCATGCTTAACGTTGCAAACGGTCGTTGGCGTGTCGCGCGTGTTCAGCATGATCTGCAAAGCGAAACGCCTGGCGGTCACTGGTTTACACAATTGGAGCTATACCCCGATGGACAACAGTAACGGCTATCGCGGCGCGCTGAATCCGAATAACACGTCATCGGAATTCAACGAGCGAGATTTTCACACAAGGCAGATTCTTGCGATGTCTGCGTTTGGCACGCTGTGCCGCGTGGTCAAGGTGACAAATAATGGTGGACTGAGCCCTGTCGGACTAATTGACGTAATACCGATGGTCTTGCAGCGTGACGGCTTCGGAAATCCCGTAGACAACAATGTGATTCACGATGTGCCGTACATGCGCATTCAGGGTGGCACGCGTGCAGTCATCATTGATCCCGCCGTGGGTGACATTGGCTACGTTGCGTTTGCTGACAAAGATATCAGCAAGGTAAAAGCCACGCGTGCAGATGCGCTGCCGGGCAGCGAACGCAGAAACGATCACGCCGATGGGGTATGGCTCGGCGGCGTGCTGAACGGTGCGCCGACAAGTTTTCTTCGCATGCAGGGCGACGACATTTATATGCAGTGCCCCGGCAATTTCGCTATCCAGGCTGGCGGACAATTTAGCGTAACAGCGGCGGATGTGTCGCTGACCGCAACGGATGGTAGTGCGGAAATGACAGGCAATCTCAATGTCAATGGGGAAGTTAGCGCCAACAGCATTCCATTGACCACGCATAAACATACTGGCATTCAACCTGGCAGCGGAACATCGGGAGGTCCGACACCATGAAAACTCTTACATCGGCGAGACTGCATGAATTGTTCTGGTATAACCCTGAAACGGGTAAGGTGTACCGACGTACTACCATTGCAAAATTTAAGGCTGGTAGTGAAGCCGGGACGATCTGTGATACGGGTCACATGCATATCGGCATTGATAGACGCTACTACCTTTTGCATCGCGTGATATGGATGCTAATGACAGGCGTATGGCCAGAAGGTATGGACGTAGATCATAAAAATGGCATTCGGCATGATAATAGGTGGTGCAATCTTCGGCTCGCAACAGATAAGCAAAACTCACAAAATATGTGTCTCACATCACGTAGCACGTCGGGCCTCAAAGGGGCATCGTTCCATAAAAAGACCGGCAAATGGTGCTCCGTCATTCGGGACAACGGCCGCAGCATTTGGCTAGGATTGTTTCCTACGGCCGAGGCCGCACACGAAAGATATAAAGCCGAGGCTGTTGCACGGTTTGGTGAATTCGCGAGGTTCAAATAATGCGCACCCTCCTACTCGATCAAACCGCATGGGATTTGGTCTTGACATCAGACGGCAACATCGCGCTTGCCGATGACCCATACAGCCGTGCCCAAGACGCAGCGAGTGCGATTCGTACGTTCATTGGCGAATGCTGGTATGACACTCGCATCGGTATTCCGTATTTTCAGAATATTCTCGGACAACTGCCATCGATTCAGTATGTGCAAAACAGCGTGGAGCAAGCTGCGTTGACGGTGCCGGGAATCGTTAAAGCGAAGTGTACAATTACGGAATTCACAGACCGCAAATTGTCCGGCGTTGTCGAGCTTATCGACGTTGACGGTGTTCAAAACAATGTGGAATTTACGCAATGACCACTAATGTCCCATCAATCCAATTCACGCCTGACGGGCTAATACTGCCGACAGATGCCGCGATTCTGCAAGGTCGATTGCAGGATATCGACGCGGCGTTTGGCGGTGGCACGAATCCCGCGCTAAACACGCCGCAGGGGCAAATCGCATCGAGCGACAGCGCGATCATCAGCGACAAAAACGCGCAGATTGCCAGCATTGTCGATCAGGTAGACCCGGCCGTTGCGGCTGGCCGCATGCAGGACGCAATCGGACGTATCTATTTTATCGACCGCAAGCCGGCCGTTCCAACGAGCGTGATTGCCACGTGTTCGGGTGGCACGGGAACGGTAATTTCTGTTGGTGCGCTGGCTAAGGCATTGGACGGCAGTCTTTATCAGTGTGTGCAAGCCGGCACTATCCCTGCATCGGGATCGATCGATCTTGCATTCGAAGCTGTCACGCCTGGCCCGACGCCGCTTGCCGCAAATCAACTGACGCAGATTTACAGCAGCATTCCGGGATGGGACAGCATCACGAACGCCGCGCCTGGCGCTACGGGCAGCGATGTCGAAAGCCGCGCTGATTTCGAATTTCGACGCCGGCAATCCGTCGCGATCAATGGGCTAAATACGGTGCAAGCAGTCTATGCAAACGTGTTCGATGTTGAAGACGTGCTCGATGTATATGCCATCGACAATCCGCTGGCAACTGCTGCAACCATCGGTGGCGTGTCTGTCGCGGCGCATTCGTTATATGTCGCTGTCGTTGGTGGTGCCGCCGCCGATGTGGCAAATGCGATCTGGAAACATAAGCCGCCTGGCTGCGACTACAACGGCTCGACCACGTACACCGTGGAAGACATGAACTATGATCCGCCGCGCCCGCAATACGTCGTCAAATGGACCACTCCGACAGCGGTGCCGATAAAGTTCGCGGTGCAGATTGCGAATAACCCATCGTTGCCGTCGAATATCGTCGCGCTGACAAAAGCTGCGATCATCAATGCATTCAATGGCGGCGATGGCGGTAGCCGCGCACGCGTGGGTGCAACGATATTTGCAAGCCGCTACTACGCACCGATCAGCAATATTAGCCCGTATGTCAACATCCTGTCGCTGTTGCTCGGCAAGAATGTCACACCTGCATCGGCAAGCGTGACGATGAATATCAATGAGCGGCCGACGATTACCGATACCGATATTTCAGTGACAATCGTATGATTAATGTCGAAGAAACGATTATTAGCCAGTACGACAATAGCCCGACAATCAAGGCGCTAATCACTGGCTTTAATGATTGCGTCGATCCTCGCGCAGACTTGGACATGTTTTATGACTATGTCTGGAATGTCATGACCGCGCAAGGATTCGGGCTTGACATATGGGGTCGCATCGTAAATGTCGCACGCGAAATCACATATACCGGCAACGTGCCCACGTTTGGTTTCGATGAGGCATTTACCAGCATCGCGCAATCGCAGATAAGCGGGCCAGATTCGTTCGATGCGGCACCATTTTATGAAGGTGCAGCAACGACTCAGACCTACACGTTAGCTGACGATGCTTATCGCACGCTGATTCTTGTCAAGGCGCTTGCGAATATTAGCGATGCGACGATTGGCAGTTTGAATACATTGCTCACGAACCTGTTTGCGGGGCGTGGTCGATGCTATGTCACTGATCCAGGCTCGATGTCGATGTTCTACGTTTTCGAGTTTGCATTGCAGCCTTTCGAGCTTGCGATTATCACGTCGGCGGGTGTTATCCCGCGACCGGCCGGAGTGCTCGCAAACGTTTTACAATTCGATGCACCAAACACTTTTGGATTTCAGGAACAGGGCGGGCAACCGTTCGACAATGGTGTATTTTTAGGCGATAACGGGCTTTCGCCTGTCGCATAATTTAAAGGGCTTACGATGCAATCATCAAATATCCCGAGTGGCATTCAGTTGCCATTTGCAAACGCAGGCGCGAAACAGACAATTCCTGTTGCATCGCAAATTGGCGTTGTCAATGGCCGTGCATCCTATACCGATGGCTTTCCACCACTGACGCGCACCCCTGTCATTGCTGGTGGCGTGCCGCCGTTCGGCACGGATTTCAACGGTATTCTGAACGCGATCACGGCGATTCAGCAATGGCAGACCGCAGGCGGATTGTTTAAATTCGATGCCACATGGTCTACGGCAAATAGCGGCTATCCGAAGGGTGCAGTCATCGCGAATGCGTCAAACGACGGCGCGTGGCTATCGCTGGTCGAGAACAACACGACGAACCCCGATACCGCAGTAATCGGTACTGGTGACACAAACTGGATGCCGATTACTTCGGGTCCGGTTGCTACGGTATCGACCACGGGCGGCAGCGTGAATCTGACTGCGGCGCAATGGTCGCGCGACCTAATCATCATTACCGGCACACTCGCAAGCAATGGTCAAATTTCGTTCCCGAAATTGACCGGCAAGCGTTGGTATGTAATCGATGCGACTGTTCATGGCGCGTTCAGTTTGTCTATCGTTACCGCAGGCGGTACGCCTGTTTTACTTTATAACGGTGGCATTGCGATGATTCGCGGCGACGGCACAAATGTTTTGAATGACGCCGTCGCCGTTGGGGCGGCATCACAGCCGCCGCATGCCACACGGTTCGATCAAGTCTTCGGTGTTGGACAAACGCTGCAGAACGTAACGGCTTCGCGCGCCATTGGTAACACTTACACAAATGGCACCGGGAAGCCGATTTTGTGGACGGCAACAGTGGCTGTTGCCGCGGGTCAAGCGCTGGGAATGCAACTGAATTCCGGAGGAGTTTATACGTTTGGAAATAATAGTAACGCTACAACGAATATCAGCGGGACACTTCTTGTTCTCCCCGGATACAGCTATGGGATCACGGGTTCGGGTGGCACATTGACATCTTGGTTTGAAATTCGCTAATAACCTGAGGGGATAACAATGCAATATTTTCGAAACACTGCCGATGGTTCGCTTTGGGCGTTTGAAGACACCGACGATTTGCGTCAAGACGAAAACGGCGTATGGCGACTCTACATGCCTGACGGGTCGCCAAATCCGAACATTCCAGACACATTGGAACCTACCGACGATATTACCCCACCTGGCCCAACGGACGAGCAACTTGCGGCCTCTGTCCGCGGCACCCGTACGGCGTATCTTGCCGCGACGGATTGGCTTACGCTTCGGCATCGGGATCAGGTTGAGCAAGGCGTAACGTCGAACTTAACTGCTGCACAATTCACAGAACTATTGACATATCGCCAAGCATTGCGCGATGTCCCGCAACAGCCGGGATTCCCGCATAACGATTTGCCGCAAAAACCGACATTCATTCCTGAGGCGTGATCATGGGGCGCGATTCTGACGGCTTTCTGAAAATACGCACATCGGTTCTGATGATCCTGTGGGCGATCCTCAGCGGGTCAATTTATTTTGCCTATGTGACCATCACGACGGCCGGCAAGATGCAGACTGACATCGCCGGCATGTCAGCCAATGTCGCCGGCCTGGCGCGCGGCGTGAATAGTCTGGAAAGGCGCATGGACCTTGAAGCCCAAAGCCGATACACGGTAACTGAAGCTGCGAAGGATATCGCGCTAGTCAATGCACAGCTTGCCGAGCATAAGCGCCGCATGGATCGGATTGAGGGTATTCGCAAATGACAACGCTCAGTCGCAAGGTTATTGCGCTGATTGCGGCGGGGGCTTCGGCCCCCATGATCGCTTATCAGTTTCTCAGCGAAAAAGAGGGTGTCAGATACCGCGCCTATCTCGATAGTTCAGGCATCCCGACAATTTGCATGGGCCATACTGAAGGTGTGAAGCTTGGCGACGTAGCCACGCCTGCGCAGTGCGAACAATATTTCAGCGAGGACGTAAAGCAGGCTGAAATCATTGTTCGACAACTGGTCAAAGTGCCGATGACTGAGCCACAGCGCGCCGCAGTCATAAGCTTCTGCGCCTATAACATCGGTCAGGGCAAGTGTCAGACAAGCACGTTTATTAGAAAATTGAACGCGGGTGACAAAGCCGGGGCATGTGCGGAAATCCGCAGATGGATTTTTGACCGAGGTGAAGATTGCCGGATACGCGCCAACAACTGCTACGGTCAAGTAATTCGTCGGGAACAGGAACAAGAACTATGTTCGATGTGAAATCTACAGTCATCGCTGCATTAATCGCCGCTGCGATGGGCGCAGGCGCATCCTGGCTTGTTCAGGATTGGCGCTATGGTGCGATAATTAACAAAAATGAAGCAAAGCAGAAAAGCGACGAAGCCGAGCGCATGCGTTTGCAGTTGGATAAGGTCAACAAACTACAGGTCGAGCGTGACGGGCTCGCGCGGCAAATCGCCAAGCTTGACGGGGATTACGCGGGAAAATTAAAGGCAGCAGAGGATGAAAATAAAAGGCTTAATGATTGCTTGCGCTCTGGTAAGTGCGGGTTGCGCGTCGCCCCCGGCATCTGTCAAAGAACAGCCGCCCCTAGTGTGCCCGCGCCCGCCAGCGCCCCCGGCGTGGATGATGCAGGAAGCGCCCGACTTGCTGAAGATGCTAGACAAGATTATCTCAATCTCCGAAGTGCCATAAGCGCGGCACAGTTGCAGTTGCGCGGGTTGCAAGACTACATCCGAGCTATTCAAACGAGGCCCGAGCAATGAGTTAAATGCGACGCGCCCCGCAACAAGACTGAAAATGCGGGGCGCGAAGGTTTTTGATTCGGGGTCCAAAAGTCGTATTACTTCATCGCATAGTCTCCGATGTTTCGCCGGGTCAATTGGTCAGCCGGCGTGTCAACCATCAATGCCCCACAATCAAGTGCCATCCGTCCAAGGTTAGCAACAGCCGCGCGGGGCGGTACGGCAGATGAGTTTGCAGTGTAGTTCGCACTGGCCGCAATGTCAATAGGGTGCGCGATACTCGGTTAAGCCTTCCTACCGGGCGACAGGTCTAAGCGGCTCTGCTGTTGTCAGGTTTCCCCATCGCGCACAATCGGCATGATACCTAATTTTTAAGCCCCAACTCGCCGAGCATTACGGTTGCCTCGCGCACGTACCAGGCGTGATCGATCCAGTCAGGGAATTCACGCGGCAATTGCATCAGCGGTCGCGCCCCTTCGCTTTTCGGGACGCGGTTGCCGTTCGTCGCATAGTGGATCGCGCCGGCTTCACCCTTGGCATATGCCCATCGCACGACCTTGCCGAGATAGTTGCCGTTCTTCTGCGCGCCGCCCTTCACGTTTCGTACCGCGACAAACTGCGTGATGTCTTTGCATTCAGTGATCGTGCGAACCAGCGTGTTTAGCTGATCGTTTGTCACGGACTGCCCGAGTAGATACGGAACAACGCATTCTTTCAGGTGCGCAACAACGGCCGTTGCACAGATGGCAAACGCAGGGTCTTTCGTCAACGTCGGTTCGCCAAACGCACCCTTACGCTTCGTTGACATGTCCATTTCGAACCCGACATAGTTATTGACATCGCGCGCAAACAACGCCCGCCACTCATCGCATTCCATGGTAAGCCCCGTGGTCGCTTCCCATTCGCGCACCAGTGCGTCACACAGCCATGTCATCGTAGCGGGGCAATCGACAACGATGCCATCAGTATTTGCGCTGATAACCGGTATGCCGTGTAGCTCAAGCGATTCGATCAGCATCAGAAGCGATAATTGCCCCGTGATCGTCACGCGAATAAGACCGTCCGGCGTGTAAAGGATGCTGTATTTGCTACCAAGCTTGCCGAACGATCCATTCAGAAAAATCTTGAAGCCACCTTCCTTCGTTTTGGCTCGCTTCAGTTCCTGCTTCAGTTTCGCAATGATGTCGTCGCGTTCGAAGATGTCAGTGTATGCGCCGGCTGCTTCGATTTCTTTGACAATGCGCCTGACTTCAGCTTTTGCCGCGACGCGTTCATTCAGGAAGTTCCGGTATTCCTGCGTCCATTCAGGGCCACAGCTACGCGGGAAGATGCCGCAGTTAAGGATGAGGAACGGGTAATAGCTTGTCACATCCAAGATGCGCAACTGATTCACGCCTGGCTTGCTGACGAAGTAGCAGCTTGACTCGGTACTATGAATGCCACCGATGCCAAGCTTATATTTCGTGTTGCCGATTTCGACGCGCAGGTCTTTAATGACCTTCGGCATGATCACGCCCGTCTTGATCTTTTCCTCGTTTGCATCAACGAGTTCTTCGCATTGGTCCTTGTCGGAAACAATAAACTCTGACGCCATGATGCAGGCAAGCACATCCTGTAGCTGCTGCGTCTTGAACGAAATGTACGGCGGCGGAATGTAGCGAAACGTCGTGCCGTGTTTCCAGAACGAGCGTTCAATGTTCGGCTCGCCGCGCTCACGCCGGCGTTGATTCAGGATCGCTTTGAACGCAAGTTCGGCCATCTGCGCATCGCTCTTGCTGCGAAAGTCAACGCGCCAATAGTCTTTGAATCGTTCGTTCATTTCCTCGCGCAACTCGATACGGTCTTGCACCTTGTGCATATGGCGCAGCGTGTTGCGGCAATCGTTGCCCATGTAGAAAAGCAACTCTGCGATTTCGATATCGGTCAGTGTCTTTGCCGGATCAAACGGCAATTCCTGCATGCTTTCGGCGTGCTCACGGCCGGCGTACTTCTTCAAGCCCGTCTTTACAGCGGGGCTCATTTCCATTAAGTCGATATGGTCGATACTATCCAGACGTGGCACGCCGTAGAGATCGTAGAATTCCCAATGCTTCAGGCCGCCGACGATGATATGGTCATTGAGTTTCTTGAGCATGGGGCGCGTCGCGCCCGCCAGCGCATACGCAATCATCTGCATGTCATAGTGGATACCATTGAAGGTAACGCACGTAGCGTCGTGCAGATGCCGAATGATCGCCTCGCGAAAATCATCGAGCGTGAATGCGATGTGGAAATGCTGCGCGTTCGTCGCGCCACGCTCGGCACGCAGTTCATGCAGAATATTGAGCACGGTTGCCGGGTTATCGCACATCGCATAGATATGCTCTACGTTCGGTTCGTCCTCATGAATGAATCCGATGCTCCAAAGGTTTGAATAACATTCCGTATCGCACACCTTGCGTTTCCGCTTAACAGTTGCGACAGACTGTGGTGGGGGTGGGGGCGGCGCGGGCGGCCGTGGGATGTTGTACTGATATGTTGCGGGTGGTTTCTCATCAGCTTCAGCAATCAATCGCCGCATGCGGTCGATTTCTAGCGATGCTTGACTTTCTTCATACATTCCCATGATTCCCGATCCAATTAAAAAGGGCGCAATGAGCGCCCATTATAGTTGACAATGCGGCCAGTTACGCGAGGTAGATTCCACGTTCGCGACTGTTTGCCGTGCAGATGATCGTACGGCCGTCGCTATGTACGCCGAATCCCGAATCATGCCAAATCACGGGCTGTTCATACACCCGGCTTTCATCTTTCGCAGCCTGTTTCACACCGATATGTGGCCGATACTTGCTGCGCATATTCCGGCGTGCCCATCCTGGCATGCGTGCAGGGAATCTCACGCGAAACACCGATCCATTAGACCCATGCATGTATTTCGCCGATTCGGCAATCATCGCCGCTGCTGCCGCTGTGATATTCATCAGTACGCCTTTCCGCCATCCTTGGCGCGGTTTTCCGGCTTGTGGTCTGCACGCTGTTGGTTGTACGCAAGCTTTTCGGCGATTGCGCCACCGAGGTCCAATCCGTAGCCACCGGCAAGATCGAAGATGCGAATCACTGCATCGGCAAGTTCGACCTCGCGCATGTCGCGATGTGGAAGCTTGTCATCCTTCAGTTTCTTGCGGTCACCTTCCATCGCTTCGGAAATCTCCGAATGAATCAGGCAAAGCTTGTTGCTGAAGTGCAGCGGGTTCTGCATGCTGGTCATCGGGTCATCTTGATTCCACCATCCCGAAACCTTTGCCACGCCGTGACAAATACGTTGTAGGTCCCTGGCAGATATCACTGCCAGTTGATCAGTGACGCCATAGCGCCCGCTATCATCTTCAATTGTAAGAAATGGCATATTTCACCTTTTGTTTGCTACCCCGACCGAAGCCGGGGCGCATGTAGCGTTACTGGCGGACAGCGTAGCCGTGTTGAATCAGAAGATCATCATTCCAGCCTGCTTCACGGAATGCGTCGAGCGTCTGACCGGTCGGCATTTTCGCGGTCGGCACCAACTGCGGCGTGGCGACGACAGGTGCGGGCACGGGCGGCGGGGAAACCTGCGCAGGCGGCGTTACGGCTTGCCGTACAAACGCGGTATTAGGCACGGCTGCAACGGGCGTTGCGGGTACTGCGGCCGCGACAGGTGTTGCCGGCACTGCGGATGCAACGTTTGGCACTGCGGGCGTACTTGGCACACCCGTCGCGGCAGGTACAGGTGTAACAGGTGCTGCCGTACCGGGTGTCGCCGGGACAGCGGCCGCACTCGTTGGCATTGCCTGACCATAACCGGCCGGAACGTCTTCACCACGCGGGGCAACCGAGCCGCCGAAGCCGAGCGTTGCGGGATTGACGCCGACGTTGATCACTTCATCGATACGATTCAGCGCAACGGCATTCACGCCGACATACAGGCCCGGCTTCATCAGTTCGCCGTTGCCGCAAACGTTGATGCTGGCTTGCACCCAATAACCCGGCTTGATGGCGTCTTTCTCGATCAGCCTGGCGCTGCCGTCGCGATTGCACAGAACCAACGGCTTGTCGCTCGTGATGTTGATCAGCCAGTGGCCGACATAGTACGGGTTGTCGCAGTTGCGTTTGTTTTTGCTGTTCGGGATCGTGCTGTCGCCGTCGCTGATCTTCCACGAGAAATTCGGATTCTGCGCGTGGCCACCGGGGAAATCCTGGTTTGCCTTATTGACGATAGCCTGACCCCATGCACCGACATTCGGATCGGGGCTGACTTCTTCCCACCAGTTTTGACGCGTCTTCGGGATCGCGATCAGGCCACCATATTCGTCACGGTCTTGGCCGGCAAGGTCGCCGTTCTTGTACTTCAGACGATTCCCGAGGTGGTCGTGCGTCTTCGGTTCATAGAAATTGCTGAACACCAGGCGACCAGGGGGCAACGTCAGGTTGATGCGTTCTACAGCTTTAGCCATTTGTCATGCTCCAAAAAATTTACGCGTTTTAGCCGTGTCGAATCGAACCAATTTCGATTCACCCACGGGGCGATACCAACAGTCTTTAATCAATGCTGCATTTGCAGTGCCTAACAACTTTTCTGCCTGCGCGGGGGACATCGCACGGCGTGGCTGACACAGGTTCTTGTCAAGCATGGCACCAATGCCGATAACTGTGTCTTCCTGACCTTCACGCCATTTGCGCCGCGAATTCACATTCTCGATCACATAGAACGGATTGACAATGCCTTTCCTGATGTCATCCATAACCCGCACTTCAAGCCCATCCGCGCGCGCCTTGAGCAATGCAATACCCTCTTGCACTAGCGCCAATTCGCGTGCAGCAGCCTGCGGATCAAGATCGAACGATTCCGGCTTGCGCACGAAACTGAGCGTGTTGTACGTCGATGCGTGTAATGCCTCGCATGCTGCCGTCGCACTGCAACGATGCTTATGGCAATGCTCGCCTGGCTTGCACTTAGCGTTCGGTCCCGATGCTTCAGCACATGCGCGGCGCATGATGTTGAAATGCGCACGTACATCATGCGCGGCGAATCGCCACGTTCTGACTGAGCCGTCACGATGCGAAGCGCGCGGCTGGATGATCGTGAATTCGACGTCAACATCGAAATCATGAATCTGCAACTCATCCAGCACGCCAGCCAAATACGTCAGTAACTGCCAGTTTTCGAACGGGTCAACAATGTCAAAGCCGTACTTATAGTCAGCAATGCGGATCAGCCCGTCATCGACAACGAACGCCCGGACATCAGGCGTCCCGCCGCATGAAAAGTGAATATATGCGCAAGGCAACTCACCCTCTACGATGACGGGCACATTCCACGCGGCGATCACGTCGTACGCGAGCCGCGTGTTGTAATGCATGTCTTCATCGACAGTGACGCTATGCCCATCAACGTTAAGCATCGTGCCGGCCGGATAATTCACGCCCGTTCGCAGCATGTGCGCCAAGCATTCATGCGCGGCGGTCCCCTGAATCGCTTCAGGCGTCGATTCGTCTTCCGGGTAGCGTTCCTGCATTTGCACTGAACCCGGACACGCAACGGTCAACGCCATTTGCGACGGTCGAAACCTGAAGCGGCTTTTCATTGCACAGTCGGCGCAACCCGGCCGCTCATCATGGCGTTTGCTGATACGACTTCGTTGATGGAATCGCGGAAATCGTCAAGCAGGTCCGGCCGCGTGCCAAGCAACGTGATCTGGCCATTGCCAGCCGCGTCAACGATGTTCAGATGCTTACATACCATCGCAACGTCGCTGGCCGTGATAAACCCGTTCGGATTTGCATCCGTCGTAATCAGCGGACCAATCTGGCGCATCAGTGCAACGTGCGGCGGGATACCGTTAGATGCCGGGGGCGGCGTGACTGCGGCAGGCGGGGGCGGGATCATTGCGGCCGATTCAGCAGCGGGCGGCGCGGGCACACGTTGCATGCTGGCTTGCGAAGCTGCCGCGAGTGCTTGGGCTTCCTGCGGCGAAACCGTGACAGGCACGCCGGCCTGCACAGCCTTTGCCGTATCTTCGGATACGCCTGGCACGAGATACTGATTGCCAACGCCGCGTTGCTCATCGGTCAGCGCGTTCTGCATATGCGTCGTCCCGACCAGCGCGCGCAATTCGGCTTCGACACGCGCGATGAAATCCTTGTCGGTCACGCCGCGACGCTTGCGCCACAGGCCGTCGCCGTCATTGATGTTTTTGCTGTCAGAGTGAATGCGCGCATCCCACGGCAGGCCGGCTTTATCCAGCTTCGGCATGCCGCCCGGAACATTCGCCGGCCCTGCGGCAACAGCGGGATTCATGATTTCGGCGGGCAAGCCTGGCTTTTCAATCAGGGTAATACCCGCCGTCGATTCGGACGCGACTGAGCCAGCCGAGGGTGCTTGCGGCGACGGGGTAGCGCTCTGCGAAGCTTCGTTTGGGACCGGTGGCACCCCATTGCCGACGGCCGGATTGTCTTCGGGTGCAATTTTCGTCGGCACGCCAGTACCGTAGACCAAGGCCATGACCGCGTAAGCCTTGTTGCGCTGCGATTGCGAATCGGTGTCGCTGATGCGAATGGAAACGTCCATTTTTGCAGATTCCTTTCAGATGGTTGCATGGCGTGGTTGCCATGGGGATGCACTCTACGATAGAATAGTCACACTGTCAACAAGCAAACACACAAATTATGAAAGCATTGCGGGGATACCAAGATACGTTCAAGAACAACATTTATGCGGCATGGAACAACGGCGCTAAAAATGTCATGGGCGTACTTCCCACGGGCGGCGGCAAGACGGTAGTGATCGGGCGAATTGCCCATGAAGTACAGGGCGTCGGCATCGCCATCGCGCATCGTCAGGAATTAGTAGGTCAAATATCTACGGCGTTGGCACGCGAAGAAATTAGACATAGTGTCATCGCTGCACCCGCCACGATTCGGAGCATTCGCGCGGCACACATCGAGGAAACCGGCCGCGACTGGATCAGCCCGGATGCGCGATGGCATGTTGCTGGCGTGCTGACGTTGACCAGCCCTAAGCGAAAACTTACGCCGACGTTTTGCAATTCAGTTGCAACTGTTATTCAGGATGAGGGGCACCATGTGTTGCGGGAAAACACATGGGGGCGCGCACAGGCACTATTCCCGAATGCACGGGGACTGTTCGTAACGGCGACGCCTTTGCGCGCGGCGGGGGAGGGATTGGGTTCGCATGCGGATGGGCTTGCGGATGTGCTTGTCGAGGGGCCTGGGATGCGCGAGCTAATCGAGCTTGGCTATCTGACGGATTTCGATGTCTATTGCCCGAAAGTCGAAGACCTTGACTTGAGCGGGGTGGATATTAGCACGACGACGGGCGACTTGAACTATGACCAACTCAGAAAAGCAACGCATCGCTCAAAAAAGCTTGTCGGCAATGTTGTTGAACACTATTTGAAATATGCACGCGGCAAGCTAGGCGTAACGTTCGCGGTCGATGTGGAAGCAGCACGGGAAATCGCAGAGGAATTTAGACGCAACGGCGTGGCCGCCGAGGTTGTAAGTTCAAAGACACCTGACGATCTTCGCCGCTCGATTCTGCGCAGGTTCAGGAAGCGGGAAATCTTGCAACTTGTCAATGTCGATCTGTTCGGCGAGGGCTTCGATCTGCCGGCCATCGAAGTTGTCAGCATGGCGCGTGGCACGGCGAGTTTCAGTCTCTATTGTCAGCAGTTCGGCCGCGCACTGCGCCTGATGATCAGCAAGATACTCATGGCCGCGTGGGAAAGCTACACGCCGGAACAGCGCAAGGCGCATATCGCCGCCAGCGGAAAACCGCGCGCCATTATCATCGACCACGTAGGGAATGTCATCCGTCATATGGGAACGCCGGATCGACCACGCGTCTTCAGCCTGGATCGGCGGACGAAGCGTGGCAGCAATGCGACAGACGATTCGATCCCGTTGCGCGTTTGCGGCAAATGTGCCAAGCCATATGAACGCACCGAAATTGTGTGTCCGTTCTGCCGTGCCGAGCCGCCGTTGCCAGCCGTCAGGTCTGGCCCCGAGTACGTCGATGGGGATTTGCAGCTATTGACGCCCGAAATCATGGCGCAGATGTGGAAAGATGCCGCCGACATCATGAAACCGATGGTCACGGGCAACAGGCATATGGACAGTGCGCGGCTTGAGACACAGCGCGAGCAGCGGCTGTTGCAGCATGCCATCGCCTGTTGGGCAGGGCATCATTCGAATCGTACCGACAGGGAGAATCACAAACACTTCTGGTTTAACTTCGGAATCACGGTTCCCCAGGCGTGCACGCTGCGCCCGAAAGATGCAACTGAGTTGCGAGAACGTATCGCGGCGAAGCTTATTATTGACAATGTGACTATTCCAGACATACAGTACAGCATGTCTAACAACCGATAAGGATGATGAAATGCGACCCGTCGCGAAAATTTACTTTGTGCATGATCTCGGGGACGGCTGGTACGACCTAGTTAGTCCCGATGGATACCCGCTAGGCTCATGGGCTGATGCTCGCCGTTGTTGGGCATACTGTCTAAAACGAGGGTGGGCTGTCGTGTTCGCGAAAGACCAGCCGCAACAATATCGACCAGATTTTATCGAGGCAGAAAAATGAACAAATACACAGAGCATCATATTGGACAAGCACGGGTATGGGGTGGCAAGTGGCTAACCACGAACGCCGATGGGACTGTCGAAGCATGGAAAATCGAGCCGATTATTGGTGTAAACGGCAGATGGCGGGTACCTGCGAATGCTGTTCCATGCAACGATGAGCAATGCCTGCGACTCAATGGGAAGTCTCACGCATTGGGCGATTGGTGTGAATCGCTCGAAGCTGTTCCTGAGATCAAAATCCCCTACATGCCTAATACACTGTCTGTGCTGTATGAGCTAATTAGTGAGTTTCTGACGCCTGACTTGAATTTTATTCTTGTAGTCAAAAGCGGCGATGTGTTGGGCTTCAAGGAAAAACCAAAGGTGTCTAACCTTGGGCGCTTTACGACATCAGGGTCAGTGTATCTAGGCATTGTCCAAGGCGTGCAATCGGGATTATTTACCATCAATCGCTATGGTAACGGCTCATACACGCTTGAACGCATTGATGAAAAACGCAACGACAAGAATCTGTATCTCGACCTGATGCAGCGCATTGCTAATGCCGTGGCAGATGGCAAGCTTCCCGACAACACGTTTCAAGTTCTGTGGGGCGAATAAACCATGACCGTCAAGATCATCACGCATGGCAGCCTGCCGGAAGAAGTTACATACGATCATCACTGCACCTATTGCCGAACGCATTTCGAGTTTCAACGCAAAGATGCGCGGCTGTCGTCTGATCAACGGGACGGCAATCTGATGATCATTGCATGCCCGATGTGTAAACGAGACTGCTATAAAACGCCATGAGCCTTGATATCTACCGCGCATGGGCAGCTAACCACGGTGTCAGCCGTGAAGCCCTGCATGAGCTATTCGGGTTGCTAGGCGTGGCGACCATGCATGCAACGGCATCGCGTACTGATGGCGAATCCGAATCGCGTGTTCAGTCTCGGATTCGCTTGGCGTATGCAAAGCAAGGGACAACATTGTTTCGCAATAACGTCGGCGTGCTAAAGCGCGAGGATGGTACGCCGGTTCGCTTCGGTCTGGCTAATGACAGTTCGGCACTGAACAAGGTTTTAAAGTCTGGCGACCTCATCGGATGGACAGAGCGTCTGATAACGCACGATATGGTGGGTAGCATCATCGCGCAATTTACTAGCATTGAGTGTAAGCACGCTGGCTGGCAGTACACAGGCGAAAAGCGTGAAGTGGCGCAATTGAAGTGGAACGAGATAGTTAATAAATCTGGGGGCTACGCGCGCTTTAGTAACGGTTCTGAGTTACAATGCGTGCCATCTTGACTAAAGGACTATCATGACCCGTATGAATCGCGAAGATCGCCGTGAAGCACTGATTGCAGCGGCAACCGTACTTGCCGAGCGTGTCGGCTACAGCAACATCACGCGCGAATCGTTGTGCGCCGAAGCCGGCGTATCACGTGCGCTGATCAACAGCTACTTTCCTGGCGGCATCTGCGAGGTCAAGGAAGCAGTTGTTGCCGAGGCAGTCACGCAACGTAACCCGCGCATTCTGGCCGAAGCGATTCTGTTCAAGCATCCTGCCGTTTCCCGCATCAAGGCGAAAATGCGCGATCAGGTCATTGCGGTTCTGTACCCGCAACGCTGAGTGTTGTTGCCCCGCCACGCGCGGGGTTTTTCATGAATCCTTGTTGACATCGCGACTAACAAATGGCAGCGTACTACAATGAAATTGACCCATACGCGGCGCAATGGTTACGAAATCTTATTTCCGCTGGCCATATTGCACCGGGGGATGTTGACGAACGAAGCATAGTGGATGTTTTGCCAAATGACTTACGAAAATATACTCAATGTCATTTTTTCGCAGGAATCGGAGCATGGTCATATGCATTGCGAAGCGCAGGGTGGCAAGACAGCCGACCCGTATGGACAGGCTCATGCCCTTGTCAACCTTTCAGCGCGGCAGGCCAAGGAATGGGGTTTAATGATGAGCGGCATTTGTGGCCGCATTTTCATTGGCTCATCGAACAGTGCCGCCCTGCAGTCGTCCTTGGAGAGCAGGTTGCGAGCAAGGACGCAGACCCTTGGGTCGACCTTGTATGCGATGACCTGGAAGCCGTGGACTACGCCGTCGGGGCGATCCCGTTTCCGTCTGCGGGCGTCGGTGCGCCGCACATCCGAGACCGCCTCTACTGGGTGGCCCACGCCAGTAGCGCAACAAAGTGGGAATCCAGACCCGGAAGCTTTTCTTCGCCGAAAGGGACGCTCGCCAGGCGGAGCGATTACAGATCTGGCAGTGCTAGTGACATTGGCGGGGTGGCCGACGCCGACAGCAGCGCTGGCAGAGAAGGGAGTGCGGACCTTCGAGGGCGGCTTGATGGAAGCGATGCGCAACCATGGCCCGGACTTGGCAGCGGCAGTCTGCCTGGTCGGCTGGCCCACTCCCAAGGCGAACGACGGGCGGGGGAACTGCTACGAGAAGGAAGCGGACGACCGACGTTCGGAGCTTCGGATATCGGCGGCACTGGCGGGCTGGCCGACGCCAACGGTGGGCAACTCGATGGGGTCGCAATCGTTCGAGGGCTTGAGTGCGACGGGCAAGACGCCGGACGGGCGCAAGGTAGCTGTGAGCCTGAATCACGTCGCGACGATGGCCACGCCGGCCCGACTAACGGCTTCTGGCGAGATGCTGACTGGCTCCTGTGCCGGGATGGAAAGTGGCGGCCAGTTGAACCCGGCACATTCCCGCTGGCTCATGGGGCTCCCGCCCGAGTGGGACGACTGCGCGCCTACGGAAACGCGATCAACGCGGAAGCGGCGCGCGTCTTCATCGAAAGCGTGATGGATGTTATTGACATCGCGACTAACAACACCTAATATCTAGTCATCGGCAACACAATCGGAGCAACCAATCATGAAATGGGAACATAAATTAGCCAGCGCAGCCATCGTCGCCGTGATCGCCATGTGCGGCATTGCGCAGGCACACGGCGCAGAACGTCGCTATGTCGTGAAACCGAATAGCGAGGGTGGCTTCATCGAGCTTAGCGATCAGGGTGCGCCGTCTGAGCTTCTGGTGTTGCAGCCGGAATGCAAAGGCGCGTGGCTGGCAAAGTCATATGCGCCTGGCAAGATGAATCTGTATGGTTGCTGGTGGAAAGGTCACGCCGGCATGATCACGGTGCGGTGGTTCGACAGGTTTCTCGGCCCGACGAACTATACATACGATGCATCCGATTTTCGCGTACTGAAGGGGAAGCAATGAATATCACATGCGCCGCGCGCACAGTCGAACGCGTCGCCGTGGTCAATCGTGCCACGCGCAAAGCTGCATGGGCTGCGTTGCTCGATCATCTGGAATCCGGCCGACTCGATGGCTACGACCGTGTAATCCTGCAACACGATGAAGCCCCGCTTGCTCACATCACTCTTGAGGTATCGAACCCCTATGCTTAACATCTTCCGACAACCTGACGCCGAATCGCTGCGTGATCGCCTGTTGCAGAACCATCGGCGGCAACTGATCGCGGCCGAACTTGCATTCGAGCACGCCAAAGCGAATCTCGAAATGCAGCGCGCCATCATTTTACGGCTTAGTGAGTACAGCGATGATCCGAACTAAAATCACATCCATCGACGCCGCGCCGGTATATCTGCGCACGACCGTTGCGGCCGCACTGATATGCAGCTTAAATGTCTCGCTGTGGCAGGTGCGTGATCTCATCGTCGTGCATGTCGATGACGGTGGCCCGGATGGCTGGCGTATTTTCATGCCGGTCGAGCGTGATAGCGATGCGCTTGAGGTATTCACGCGGCTGTCGCAGCGTATCCCGGCAAGCATCGGCATGCATATCGCGCAAGTGTCATGTTCGTTCGGCGCGATGTACGCCGTTGCGCGGGCATTCGAATATCACAATGACATGGGTGCCGCACTGCGCGGCGCGATTACCAACGCAGCACTGAAACTTTACAAACATGAAACTCTCGCCTGAACAATGGCTAAAAGTTAAGCAGCTTGCCGATGCGTCATCGTTGGATAGCATTGATGTCGTTTTTGCAATGCTTGACGATACATGTCCGCGCCTTGTATGGCGTGAAATCGTTTCTGTCGTACTAAAAGCAACGCATAACGGGCGGCCGCAAAGTACTGCGCCGGTAGACATCCTGAAAGCAATCGAAACCAAATTTAAATCATGAACACGCTAACAATCTCGTTTGACACGCCGCTCGGTGTCCATAGCTTCACGGTGCGCGACGCAACGCAGAACATGTATGAATCGGCATGTCGTGGAGTGCGACCTGTTGCGCAGCCAGCAGCGCCCGAGCCGAAAAAGGCTGTACCCGCGCCTGCCTATCACGCCGAGCAGGAATTTATCAGAATCGGCCGCGAAGCTGTAACGCTGGTATATGGGGCCGAGCCACGCTCATTGACCACTGAGGCAGAATATATTTTGCGCATGGCAAGAGCGCTCAGCAGAATTTCGAGCATGCTGCCGTCGTATGTCAATGTCGCGACGCCCGAAGCAATCGCGTCGGCAATCGAAACCAAATTTAAATCATGACAAAAGTACGTATCTGTCCGCTTCGAGATAGCTTCGGTATGCGCTATTGGACTGCGTGCTGCCCCGAAACACACATGCAACGATCTGCCGATACGC